ATCTTTCACAAATCCACACTAGATACATCATTATTTACATCTTGTAATTCGATAGTTTCATCTGTTGGATTACCCCAATTATGTATTTGTTTTATTAAATTTTTATCTGCATTATCGCTACCTAATTGGCTACCTATATATATATGTTTATCAGTCGTCCACTTTTCATAAACCCAACTAGGCGGTAAGAATTTTGTATTATTTGCAATATCAACTACTTTATCTTCTATATCTTCTAGCAATTCATCAATCTCCGCTTTATCACAATCAATATGTTTCATTTTAAGTCTTACTATTATTTTATTATATTCATCTGCCGCCTTACTAAAAGCCTCTGCTCGTACTGAAAACCCTAGCGAATTTGACATAGTTTGTGATGCTGTTATTGCAATTGTTAATATTCCGACAGATAAAGATAAATACGATTTCGCACTAGAAGTAATAATATCAGAAGTCGCCATAAATGAAAGGATACTAGATATTGCGGAAATTGTAATACTCGGAATCACAATACGTCTATTCATACGCCCATAATACTCTGCAGATATATTATTTATATACCTCAATTTGCGAAAACGATAAATCAAATTATTGATTACATCAATCCCCATACTAGTTAATTTATTTATTTATTTTTTATCTTTCTTAAATTCAAAATTCAAATCTAAATCTAAATCTAAATCTAAATCTAAATCTAAATCTAAATCTAAATATGCCAACAAATGAACTAATATCTTTTACAAAAAAATGGATGCAACTAGAACAGGAAATCGCCAGACTTAACGAACACATTTCAAAATTACGAGAAGAAAAAGACAAAATGGAACAAAAAACAATTCAATTATTAAACGCAGAAGGTCTATCAAACACAGCACTGGGTTTTCAAACATGTAGAATATATCTTGGAAATGAAAAATGTTATAAACCCGCTAATTACACACAAAGGTTTATTGAAGAGCAACTAGAAAAAATAATTCCTAAAGAGCAAGTTAAAATGATATGTCAGCATCTCAAAAATGGTAGAGTTGTAGAAAATAAAAAAATACTTAAAAAAGCGAAAAATAAAATACAGAAATAAAATACAGAAATAAAAAAATTAACAGGTCGCCCACTTATCTTCATTAAACGGATGAATTACATCTTTATCCATCTTTGACTTTTTATATTGTGCGACTTTCTCTAATAATTCACGTTCTGAATCACTAATAATTTGGCGTTTAATCTTCTCATGAGGACGTGGTGCTGGCTTTACTCCATAACATGTCGCGCCAAATAACATATCCTTATTCTCGAAATATCCCCCGTTGATTCCAACTTCACCACACTGGTCTCTTTTATCAGCATCATTGTCTTGCATTTTCAACCAAGTATTTTTTTGTGTTGGATATAATGCAAGTTGTCCTTTATGCCATCCATAACTACACCAATCAGCTCCATTTTTATATGCGTCTAGTAGTTGTTCATATGTGGCTAATTCAGCATCATGAGCGGCGCATGCAACTTTAGCTTCATCATAAGTATAAATGTTATTTTCAATATGATATACTTGTGGTTCTCCATCTCCAACTTTCTGAAAGCCAACTGGTGCATTTGTAATTTTTGGAACAGTTGGACGATTATTAAGTGCTGGTTTAGTGGGTTTTACTGGTTGTGCTGGATGCAATGGCTGTAAAGGAATTGACCTTCTGTCGCTAGATACAATATAATATCCAATAATTAAAACCAACACGCCAAATATTACACCTAGAGCTACCATCAATAGATTGATTTTCTTGGATGTTCCCAATTGGTTATTTGAATTATTTCCCATTTTATAAACTTTAAATATTAATATAAGTCCCTTTATATATTATGGATATAAAAAAATTAAATTTGTATATATAACATTATATAATCTCAAAAATGCAAAATTAACTATTATATTAGTCATCAATATATATTATCTATTAAGTCAATGATAAAGTATTTTTATATAACATGAATTTTTGTTGTAATAGGTTGTGCTGTTTGTAATGGGATTGACGGGCATTCTTTGCATCTTAATACAAAATAATATACAATACCTAGAATTATACCACAGACTATCATACCTAATAAAAACATTAATGCTAGCATTAGACCTGACTTAGTTAATCTTTCGACCGTTTCTATTAAAAACATATTTGTTTTATTACTTCCTGGAAATTTATTTACAAGACATTTTGCCATTTTATATATACACAGATATAAATTTATTTCTTGTTGGTTTTTTTATTTGATTTCTTAGATGTCTTTGATTTCTTAGATGTCTTAGATTTCCTTGTTTTTTTATTTGATTTTGATTTTGATTTTGATTTTGATTTTGTGTTTTTGGTTTTAATGGCTCCTCCACTGGCATCAATTCCGATGCCTGTAGGACCTTTCCAACCTTTAAATCCTGGAGAGGGTTCAGATCCTAGTACTTCCAAATTGTGCTTTCTTATATCATCCGCTGATGTACTCTTGTCTATACCATATCGTGTTGGTCCAGTATATGGGGGGTTTGGGTTGATTTGACGTACAACGCGTTTAGGTGTGTATTTATTGGTGGAGCGAATCTTGTGAATCTCTGTCTCGACATCATTTTCAATCTTTAAATATGTTATGCCTGACTTTCTTGCTTGTACGAACCATTCTTTAACTTCCTTCCAATTTTTAGTTATAACTTTTGAGTCACAATTCGCCTCAAGACCTTCATATTTAGTAAGCAATTTTTGTATTGGTTTTATCTCTCTATCTATATTTATATTTAGTTTTTGAGATGCTACATTAAATATAGAAGATATCCTAGCTTTTAACTCAATATACTTACCAAGTAAGGGATTTAGGTGTTCCTTTTTAATATAATCAAAATAACTACAAAAAAAAGGCACTATTACGGTAATATCATCCATAATGTCGGTAAAAACTACAGACGACTTCTTACCAGAATCTTTTATTATTTTTTTAAAATCATTTAATATCTTTTGTCCTGCACTTACTTTAGATGTATTACTGCTTGATTCAGATGTATTACTGCTTGATTCAGATGTATTACTGCTTGATTCAGATGTATTACTGCTTGATTCAGATGTATTACTGCTTAATTTACTTTTCTTATTATTATTTGTGGGTTTACTAAAATACAACATCCCGCCATCGGTCTCTGATAGCCATTTATCAAATCTTTTTGTAAATAATCTGTCATCCAACTCCATAATTTCAATGATATGGCCTACATTTTCAAGAATTTCTTTTTTTTTCATATTAACTTTTTTTTCCATAGCTTTCTTCTCTTCCATAGCTTTCTTCTCTTCCATAGCTTTCTTCTCTTCCATAGTTTTATTCGCATCCATAGTTTTATATTTTTACTATAATAGAAGATTATATTCCAAATTACAAAAAAAAGTTATAATTATAATATTACAAAACAATACAATACAATACAATATTTCTATTAACATCTTTCATAAAGTAATAAATATGCATTACTAGTAAATAGATTTTTATCATCCATTTTGCTTACTCTAACATCATTATATTCATACCAAGTATCTGGTTGTTTCTGAATGTTTCTACAATATGCATAGCAATGTCCGAAATTCATTTCGCCTACATGATTTCCAATTGCAAATAATTTATATTGGCAATCTGTTTTATTCCTCCCTAATTTATAATTTGATATATCTAGTTCAATTGGAAAGTCAATCATTTTATTAATCTTTTTCCACCTATTGCCTAAATCTTCGTATCTCTTGAGGGTGATTATTAATGTTGGTGGAGTTGCGGTAATTCTATATTGTTTATAATTATCTTCCTTGTTTTCACATTTTTCACATTTCCACTGATTTTTATTATCAAATACTTCTTTTCCGAAATAATGATCTAGGCAATCATATAAAGTGGTTTTCCCGCGTTCATCTTCATCTGGGATAGGTAAAGTTAATAAATTGTGGGGAGAATAATTAAATAATTTATTTTTGCATTGATTGCAATTTATATTTGTCATTATCATAAAATAATATTCCTCGACTAACCAACTATATTGCGATTCATATGTATTTTTATAAGTTTGATAACTATCAAATTTAATTTTCTGTTCCATCGTAGTTATATTTTTATCATCCATGCTAGATACCATACTAATTTTAGATGCTTTTGCTTCATGAATTGCATCTATTAAAAATATAATACATTCATTTATATCATTCTGATCCTGGAATAAATACTCTTGGTTTGTGTGCTTACTTAATTTATAACATGCCCTAACAAATGTTTCTGGTGTTTGTGTTTCAGAATTATGTAGTAGGTCATGTATCAATTTTTTAAAAGTAAAATATACACAATAATAATCAATCTTCTTCTTCAATTTAGGATATTTTTCAATTTCATTCGTGTTATTTTCCTGGAGTTCTCTCACTTTGTTAAGGACAATAGAATCATTTTCATTGTCTGAAAATAACTTACGCATTGAATTTGAATACCTTAGGCATTGAACTATTGTATTTAAATAACAATTTGACCCAAAATTTTTTAGCCCTCCTAGTGGATTAAAATCTTCCATATTTATGTTTAATATGTTTAATATTGTTAATATTGTTAATGTATGTTAATGTATGTTAATGTAGCCTTACATTTAATAAAAAAATAAAATTTCAATTTTAACGTAATAAAATGCAATATATCATTATTGGAAACAATATTAACAATATTAACAATATTGCCAATATTATTTGAAGAATTTTGCTAGAGTCCCTTGCTTTAATCTTTTGACTTCTAGTTTATTTGTTTTCTCCGTTTTCTCCGGGTTTTCTGTTTCATCTGTTTTCTCAGTAATAGTTGGTGCAAACCACTTGTCTAGTGTTGTAATATTATTTTGTTTATTATATGATTCAACTAGGAAAGGCTCAAATAGTAATTTGGCAACAACCTGTTGTTTTAATTCGGATATTTTCTTTTCAGTTTTTTTGACATCACCATTATATTTATGATAATATGTTTCATATTTTTCATCGAAATAGGTTGCATGATATGGATAGCCTTTCATAGTTTCGACAACAAGTTCAAATACTTGACAAATCGGCTTCATTAACTGATTATTTATATAAGCGAAATAATCGAGTTTTAAATTATGCTCTTTAACATAATCTATATGTTCTATCTTATCACCCTGTAATAAATTCACTTTTCCTTGTTGTTTGACTTGGATATAAACATATGGAATACGTTCATTTGACGACGGTTTATTTCCAGGGTCTCTTTCAGTCATTCTATCAGCCAAAACTTTATGTGCTATTGAATCCGGGTCTTTATAGTAATCCCGCAATGTTTTGCTAATAACAAACATATTCAAATCAAATTTTCCATCTAGTATATCTTGACAGGCCTTTTTTACAAAAGTAATAGCCTTTGGTATGCTCAAATCTTTCATAATATTATTCATAACACCTTGATATGTATATTTTAAAATAGGAGCATTATCACGTCTTTTAAGGACAATACCCATACTAGTAAATTCCGATTTTGTTGGGTCAAATGTATATTTTTCTCCAGCATATCGCTTTTTAGTAATTAGCATCAACGGACAAAATACCTTTTCGTATTCTAAATCGTGTGGGGGCGTAAAGTATTTATCATCTTTCAACTTTTGCTGTAATTCTAATCCAATATCTATACTTCTCTGAATTTTATCTACATGAGATACTGGATAAGTCCCATCTGGATATACCAAATTGAATTTCACAAAGATTGAATCTGTGTTATGCACTACAATATTGCCAATACCTGCTTGGAAATGCCCGTTTTCTGTCGTAAAGTCATACACGGGCATATCCGTTTTACCTAGATTAGTTATATTAATTACAACTCCATCAAGAATAGATTTATGTTTTTCTCTTAGCATATCTAGTCCCATTTTTTGATATAATTGATGTGGAATATTACATGTTAGTAAAATATCTCCAATACACAATTCAGTTGGTTTAATAGGTTTATTATTATGTAAAATGAGTGAATGGCAAGCTGTTGTTCTAACAATACCGCTAGTTGTCTCAATTCTATAAATATCATTAGTAGCATGATGGCACATTAAATTCTGTATCTTCGTCCATCCAGTTTCAGTATAACTATATATTTCACTTTCATCCTTTGGCAAATAATAGTATTTTCCACTTAATACAGTTTTTTCACGCGAAAAGAATTTATTCAATATATTTTGAATTGTATCATAGACTGTAATTTCTGTATTGATTTCCATTATCTTTACTAATACATATTCATCTCCAGGAATACTATCTCCATAAATAATCTCACACCCAGGATTATTCTTTAATGCGTAATCTCTAGCTTTATAAATACATTTACGTCCTCCAAATGTTATAGATGCGGCCAAGGGCTTTTTATAAATTTTACTTGTCTCTGCGCCAAGCTGTCCGTATAAAGAATTTCCAGTTACCTTGAAAGCAAGTTGTCGTCCATCTAAAACAGCATAATTAAATGGGTCTTTCTCACTTTTCATTTCTTTTTTTGTGGCTTTTCTCGCATCTAATAATTTATTAGAAATTTTTGGTAATAATCCCTTTTCTCCATTTGCATATATAACAAACCGGTCAGTTTGCTCTCCAGTTTTATATTTACCTTTAGATTTATTTGTCGGATCAACCCAACTCAGAATGTCATATGTTCTATCTTCAAAATCGTGTCCTAGTGCTCTAATTCTCTTACCTCCCTCTTCGCCTAGCCAATATTCATTTTCACAATAACTATCATGGCTAATATTACCAGCAATCATTTCACTAGGATATAAAGATGCAAAATCTAACACGGCAATTGGAGTATCAACATAAATTCCTGGAGTAGGTACTAATACAATAGCCCCCTCATAACCATCATCTGACATATCAATTACATTGAAATTATCATCAAATTCTAATTCAGTTTTGCCCGTATTATCTTCATCAACATCATATTGATATTTGGATGTATGTTTTAAGGCTTTACCTGGTATAATCTCTTTTTCGATGTCTTCCTTTGCTTGTTTCTCAAGAACTGGAATTACATAACCCTCTAGACTACATTCTCTAACTACTAGACTAAAGATTTTTATACTTTGTCCTCGCATGAAAATATAATTAAATGGCACTAAACATACATTCGACATAGCAAAATTATTAACTACGATTTTCAATTTATTTAATATTCTTACCACTAGAGCACAATCTTGAATACAATATTTAGCAATAATAGAACGACTCTTTGAATTTTCCATTTGTAATCTGAAAATATCCTTTGGCGATACGTCATCCTTTGCCAATCCCCATTTCGGACTATCATTTAAAATCTTTGCATCTATTGGATTCGATAATTTGATATAGCCTTCTGCTTTTATACAATCTGCTGTTTTTTCAATCTTTTTAACTTTAATTTTTTGACCACCTAAAAACTGTTCCCCGGTGCACATATTAATAATAATGTAATTTCCGACTTGTATTTCATCGACATAATCTACTTTTATCCATAGACTTGTTTCTTTTGGCGACTTTCCAACTTGTATAATTTCCCCACCAATAAAAGTTTCAGCGACACTATCTAATTTATAAGATGGTAATTTCATCGTTGGATCTCCCTGAATTACTTTCAATAAATCTATTTGGACTCTTCCAGGCATATTAAAATAATACAAATAATTCGCACCTAATGCACTCGATGCCAATTTCTTCTCAATTAAACGCCCATTTGTATCTCTGCATTTACTGATAACATGTGGCTTCAATCTACCCATATTTATAAACTTATTATAACTTGTATTTTTAGTCAAATCCTCATTAAATTCTTTTGATAACTCGACAACTCTGTCAAACATAAATATTTCATCAAAACCAAAGATATTATACCCGATAATTATATCTGGATCATACTCTCGGATCATTTCAGACCATCGGATATGTAATTTGAGTTCATTTTTATTAAGTTCCATAGATATTTCTTGCGATGTGGGATTATCAGTATTAAATTTATTTGGGAATTCCTCAACATCAATACCTTTTAAACTTTTACAACTTCCTAGAGTGACAATATTGTGATAACATGGGTGTTCATCTCCAAGTTCATAAAATGTTGTCCCAATTTGGATTGTTCTATCACCTTCTACCTTCCCTAGATGGATGTTTAATTTATTATTGACAAATTTAACTAATATATCTTTTGTAATTATTTTATACATAACATCTTCAGCATGTATCTTTTTGTCTTTGTGTTCTAAATTCCAAGAAGTTGTATTCGATTTTATAATTGTAATTAAATCTTCTATTGTTGGCAATGGCTTATTCTTAGATATAGCTCTACTTTCCATTAAATCTAAGTCCTTCATAATACGAGTTATTACATTTTTCATTTCACGATTCGCCTTTATTTTTTTAATTGGTCTATTACAAATATTGTAAATATCATTACATATTTTAATAAAATTTGAACTACTAATCCTCTCTTGGACGTATCTATGTTCAGACGGTTTAAAATAAATCGGAGATATATCTGGATCATTTGATATGATATAATTCTCTGTTTCTGTTAAATAACTAGATACTGCCTGGATAATTCGATGTACGAAGAATTGGCTCTCTGTATTTATATTTTTTACAGCAGTATTATATTTTTCTAATTCATCTTTTGATAAATCTTTTACATCAGTATTTTTATTTTTTCCAATAATAATTTTGTCTCTAAGATAAGCAATAACTAATTGATTTGCTAGTTTTTTTGTATCTTTTTTCGCAATCGGAAAATCTCCGTGGCTACTACCCGCTTCAATATCAAAAGATGCAACTCTAAACTTTGGAATACCCGTTTTTTCTAAAGGAAATACATGATCGCAATTTACTGAAATCGACAATTGACAATAACTGTCATTCGTTATAGTATATTTACCTCCTGGGATTTTTAACCAACTAGAAGGCTTGATGTTTTTATCGTGATAATATCTCAGCAATGGTTCTAAATCACTCTCAAATAATTTAAGTTTCGTTGGTTTTGTGTCATAAACGGGATATTTTTGTTCAGACTTTATAAAATTATGATATTCTTTAGCACCACTTTTACTTGAAAAACTCAATTTCCAAAAATCATATTTCTGATGATTAGAAAACGTCCAGAAAATTTCTTTATTTACAATCTCTGTTTTATGAGATAATAAAGACGTTTTATACAGAGGGCATGCTAATTTTTCAAGTGGTGTCTTTGGAAACCATTTATTATTTTGGATTTGTTCTATCAATTCATCTTCATCCCATTTTAACAAATCAGCTCCAATATATTGTCTTTCTAAAAATCTCCTTTCAAATTGTTTGCACTGTGTTTTGTTCCAGGATTCCGGTATTTTAATGTAATAATATGGATTATAATCAGTAATACGAATACAAACTGAACTTCCATCTTCTAAATTCCCAAATGCAAATATATTATATTTTTTATTGTGATTTCTCAATAAGTATTGTAAATAATCGTCATTTTCATCTGTTGTTGGAACTGAAATAGTTTCATCACACTCAATCCATTCAGTTGTATAAATTTCTAAATCCTTGGAACAGTCCCAGTTTTCAATCAATTTACGGGGTTTAAACATTTATTACGGGTGTTTCAATTATATATAATTTGATGTTTAGATAAAAAAATATAAAATTCAATTTTTCTTATTTTTTGAAATCTTTTTAGATACTATCCAATATTATATGATAATACTAACCAATATTATAATGTGCTTTTACAATCTAAAATAGTCATTCTCAAAGTCAATATGATTATCACTATCACTATCACTATTCACAATATGATTATCAATATCATCACTATTATCACTATCACTATTATCATTATCACTATCCACTATATGATTATCACTATCATCACTATTATAACTATCGCTATTATCATTATCACTATCCACTATATGATTATCACTATCATCACTATTATTACTATCATTATTATCATTATTTGACGAAGTGCTTGATGCTATACATTCTTTAGTAATAGTATCTTCATCATCATTATTAATCCAATCCCAAAAATCCGTTTTTTTTGGCGGTGGTGTGTCGCGACGTATTTTTGTAATGCTAGACACACCAGTCCCGTAAAGGTCATCGTCGTCACCTGATAAATTACACAATGGTTTATTATATTTGAGACTAGAAAATCGCGAATGCACATTTATTCTATGAGTGTGTTTTTTTGGTCTAACCCAAATAAATTCTTTATTAAACTTTTTCAAATAATCCACTTTTAATTCATTAAGCCAATCTTTTCTTTCAGTTAATGACAAGTCCATTGGGTCGCAAATAGCCAACATTAAGTCTGCAGTAATTGCATATATCTGTTTTGTAGTCTTATCTTTGAATTGTTTTTTATTGTTTGGTTTTGCGTTTGGGTTGATTGAAGCCATTGTGAGTTGTTTTCTAAAAAGGAGATGTCCTGTTTTGTTATAAAAACTATATTTATATGTAAATTATTTCAATTTTTTATAAATTTCTTTGTCTATATTAAATACAAAATACAATATTGGATAATATAATATGAAATCGTCCAAACAATCTCACAAGAGTCATAAAGGTCATAAGAAGTCTGATAAGAGTATGAAGGGTCATAAAGGTCATAAGAGTATGAAGGGTCATAAGAGTATGAAGGGTCATAAGAGTATGAAGGGTCATAAGAGTATGAAGGGTCATAAGAGTATGAAGAGTCATAAGAGTATGAAGGGTCATAAGGGTCATAAGAGTATGAAGAAGTCTCAGAAGAAGTCTTATAAAAGCCTGTTGCCGTCTTTAAAATTACGTGGTGGTAATGGTTATGCATTAAATCCAACAAAAGAACGCATTGGAGGTCTTGCGGTTGTTGATAGATATTCTCAATGTAAAGACAATGATATGTTAGCACCATTTAGAAAACTATGGGCTTAAATTATACGGAAATTTCGTTTCTAAATTATATTTTACATTTGATATATAAGAAATTATATATAATTAAAACCTATAATAATAATGGATAAAATCATACAAATTAAACCAAGAAAGTTATTGATTGGGAGTGCAGGATTTATTACTGGATATTACCTTAATTCATTCGCCGTATTTAGCATAAGTTGTATAATATCAATGCAATATTATTGGTTAAAAACAACTGATGAAAAGGAACATGGTAGGTTTTTAATTGACATTGACAAAGTAATAAAAACATTTGAAGAAGATAAACAAATACCATTTGGCATTAAATCCGCATTTTTCACTGGATATGCTACGGGAATTATATATCAATACATGTATATGTGGCTAATTTTAGGAGGAGTTGCATCAGGATTAACAATTGCATATAAATATACACCAATAGAATTAGAAAAGAATACCAGACACAAATTAATGGAATACTCCCTCGCTAGAAGATATTTATTTGATACAGAAAAAGTTGAAAAAATAGAAAGTCGAAAATGGCTTTATTTTATTTAGTTTTTATCATATTAGTATTTTATCATATTAGTATTTTATCATATTATCATTTTATCATATTATCATATTATTATTTTATTATTTTATTATTTTTTTTAATTGGACCATAAATAATAAATATATATGAACTAGCACAATACAAATTCCTCCAATAGGTATAACTAGAAAATATTTAGTGTCTTCATGTTTATTCATTAATATATAAATGTGAATTATCGAAATACATATACTAAAAATAGATATCAATATAGTAATGGATTTAGGTGTTTTTTCTTTTTTGATTGCCAAGTAAAGTATCATTGGTCCAATTATTAGAATATGTATCAGACTGGTTGCATCAGAAATAGTAAATTCTTGCATACTAATAATATAATTACAATATATTTAGAAAATAACCAAATCTGATTTTAATTATCCATTGCTTTTTTAAAGTAAAGATATAAATGATATACGGAAACAAATAAACCTAGGATTCCTATAAAATAGAATAAGGGTTTTGGGCATTTATCACCCAGTAAGCCAATGTAAATTAGAAGAGGTCCGACAAATAATACATGAAGGGCATTAACAAGTTGAGAATTAGTAATAGTCATGATTTATGATTTATGATTTATTTATGATTTATGATTTATGATTTATTATTTACATACAAAATTATTTTGGAATATTATGTTTGAATATTATACTTTACTATTATAATAGATGACGATGGAAGACCGACCAGATGTATTATCTAAATTCATGAAAAAAGAATTTGACTTATGGATATGGGATTGGAATAATTGTCTTATAGACAGTAGCATTTATTTCGGAAAACGCATGAATCCCCAAGAAATTATTAATAAAACCGACGATGAATTAACACATGAATTTCCTGGATGGGTATATTTTAGAGATTTAGTAATTGAATTAACTAGAGAGGGAAGACGAGTTGGAATTATTAGTCTAGCGAAGTCAGATATTATAATTTCCTATATGAGGCGTATATTTGGACTAAACCAGCATTATTTTACAGCAAATAATATTTTAATGCCAACACTAGAAGACACTCAGAAAACAAATGGATGCTACGAAAATAAAAATAAATTTATCGTCAAGTTAATGAAACAATACCGTGTTAATGACCCAACTAAAGTAATATATTTTGATGATAATTCCATTAATACAACTGAGGCTAGCGGTATTGGTATTGTTGCTGTTAAGGTTAGTGGTGTAGCCGATAATCAAATAAGTAGTAGTGGCGATCGACATTTATTTAACCAAGATATTGTTTCACTAGTAGAACAAAGTTATCATACATTTGATAAGGACCATAATAAGTTGCTAGAGCATCTGAGAATGGGTAGGTGTTATATAGATGAAAATAATATATTTAGTTCCATTGGAGATAGAAAGGTTGGACTCGCAAATATCAGAAAAGAGAGACAAAGAGACAAATTATTTCAAATAAATGTAAATGAAGTAGAAGTAATTAAACCATTGGATATGTGCGATGGACTACTAGAAACTGAAAAAAGTCATGAGACTAATAGAGATACACATTATGATATGAATGAAAAAAGTGAAAGGTTTAAAACACTTGGGTGTAATAATTGTAATAATCAAAAAGGACTATT